TGGTTCTGGTATAATCGATACCATATTCAAAAGCACCTCTCCCGGTGGTGTTTTTCAACATGGTATTGCAATTGAAAGGAAAATTATGATTGAAGTGAAGTTTGTCGGTGGTAAATACGTTGCCAACATCAATGGCAAGGTGGTCAAGCGTGCCAAAAAGGAACACATGGATTATGTGATCCGCAAGGCTACAGGTGCCACCGGTGGTACTCCTGTCAATGTGAAGGAGTCCCGCTTCACCATCAACCAGCGGTTCGGCTTTGTCTCTGACATGGTCGCCATGTTGGTGAAAGGTGACCAGTCCTCGGTGGTTGTATCTGGTCCCGGTGGTCTCGGCAAGTCCCACACCGTCACCAAGGCACTGAATGATGCCGGCATGAAGGACGTTACCCTCCTGGATGAATTCCAGGTCGGTGGGAAAATCAACACCACGAAGTCCTACCGTGTCATCAAGGGCTACTCCACTCCAAAAGGCCTCTACCGTACACTGTATGAAAACAAGGACGGCGTGGTTGTATTTGATGATTGTGATTCCGTGCTGAAAGATCCGGTGTCTCTGAACCTGCTCAAAGGTGCATTGGACTCCTATTCTCGCCGTGTCATTTCATGGCGTGCAGACATGAAGGATGACGAACTCCCACAATCCTTTGAATTCAAAGGCCGGGTGGTGTTTATCTCTAACCTGTCCTCTGATTCGATGGATCAGGCTATCATCACCCGTTCCATGGCTGTTGACCTGACAATGACAACCGAGCAAAAAGTGGAGCGTATGCGCCACCTGGTGTCCCTTCCTGAGTTTATGCCTGAGTATTCGAAGACAGAAAAGTCCGATGCACTGGACCTGATTGACAACCTCCAAGATGAGGTGAAAGAATTGTCACTCCGTACACTCATCCAGACCACTAAAATCCGCAAGTCTGCTGGTGCCAAGTGGAAAGACCTTGCAGAATACACCATCTGCGGTTGATTTTTTACTATAAAGGAATGATTATGACAAACACACAAGCATTTGGTTGGAAGTATATGGTGAATTGGTTGGCTCGGCGTGAGCATAAAATTCCTGATATTACATTCACCTCCCGCACCACACACAAAATGAAAGCGACTAATGAGCAAATTTAAAGACCTGATTATCGATATTGAATCGTGCATCTCCAATGGCGATGCATTCGAGGACATTATTCAATTCGTGATGACCTCCACTGGTTGTGACGAAAAGATGGCCACGGACCTGGTGTTCGAGGTCGAGGGTAACCTGTGCATGGAGGAGGAAAGGTCCTACTATGAGGACCAGATAGTGCTGATTGAAGGATTCTCCGAAGAAGAGTGATGTTGCGTAGATGAGACACCTGGTGGTTGCCAGGTGGTCTTTTTTAGAGTACAATAGACACATTGGTTCGAACAGCAAGACTGGGGGTGGACGTAGAGGCTGCCTGATGATTTTCCAATGGGCATCCAGCACCACTCTGAGACATTCTGAGACCCACACAGAGCAAAACATTCCAAACCGTGCTGGAACCCACTGGAACCCATTGGAACGTGCGGAAACGTGCTGTCACCTCTGAGACACTCTGTGAAATTTTCAGGCGTTGGCAGCCAGCAACTAAGACTAAATAAGAACTTCACACCGGCGACACACTGCGACACATCCAGCGACACACGGCACTACCTATAGCGTCCTCCACACGTTCCAACACTACCTATAGCGTCCCAATACACACTACCCCTAGTGTCTCATCACGCACCCACACACTACCTATAGTGTACCACTCCCATAATACTTGACCGGACGGATGGAGAACTTTTTCTCTATATTGCCATCCACTCCAATCCATGTATAATACAACACATGACACAAACAAACACACCCAAACAATTCATTCAAGTCTCCGCACATAAGGACTCCAATAACTTTGCTCACTGGAGCAACCTGAGCCTAATGGCAAGCATGGGTCTGAATGCTGAACAAGCCCTCCGCCGTCTCCAGGCTATGGCTGATAACTATGCACTGAACGGATACACCATCGAGTGGATTCGGAATGATTTTGATTCGTTTGATGAAGAAATGTATGGAGATTTATTCAATGTATAAAGTTTCAAAACAAAACTATTTTCCCACTCTGAATTCTGCATTAGAATCAGAAGGATTATTGGAATCATGGGAACTCAACTTCCCTCCGTTGTCATACGATTCTTCTTTCTCATATACTTTTGATGATGGTTCAAAGCACGGTCATTATGTCTCTGTTTATCGAGACTCTGATGGTCGTTATGAGCGTCCGGTTCATTATAAGCGGTAATGTAAAGGATTTAAAATGTTTGTTATCTCTGAAAAATTCGGTGTTCTCTATGAAGTATTCTATTCTGGTACTTTCCTTGAGGCATTTTATACTCTCTCTGATGCTGAAGAATATATAAACTTTACTAAATTTGAAATGGAGAATTATTATGGCGCATGAAGTTTTTCAATTCTGGTCACGGAGAGATACTGCCGCAGTGTTCACTAACATACCAATTCATCTCCTTTCTGAGTTTCGGTCGTATTACCCTGGTAAATACAAAATCCGTTACCGTGGTCCACGTGCCCATCGGAAGAATGATGGTTGGATGAACCGTGCATCATATTGCCTCATGAAGGATGCAAAAACATTCTCGGCTTATTCATATTGATGGAGATTATTATGAACGAACGAATTTTAGAATTAGCAAGACAAATATGGCCTGATACTAATGTAAGCCATATCAATCATGAAAAATTCGCCGAGTTAATTCTCGCCGAGACTATCTCCGTCCTACAGAAACGGTTCATGGGTGATTTGAACCGTGAGGACATGGAAGTCCGTAGGTGTATTGCAGACGTAAAAAAACATTTTGGAGTTGAATGATGGACGAACAAATGAAAGAATATTTTGATTATCTTGTTGAACTACGGGATTCTGGTGAAACCAATATGTGGGGTGCGGCACCGTATCTGGAAACGGAATTCGGTATTTCCCGCACCGAAGCTAGGAAGGTTCTGGTTGCATGGATTGAATCGTTCGAAAAATGAGAACTTCTAGCTGACTTGCCAAAAGCCAAGGACTCTGGTACAATAGACATACAAACAAACTTCAAAGGAAATCTCCATGGGAACTCGTTCACTCACTTTTGTTTATACCGACCATTATGGCTCCGACACTGGTCCTGTTCCTATTATCAACATGTACCGCCAGTTTGACGGTTACCCAACTGGTCATGGCTCCGAACTTGCCGCATTCTTGAACCAGTTTGAAGCTATCACCAATGGTATTCCTGTTGGTGATACACGGAAACTGGCTAATGGCATGGGTTGCTTGGCTGCCCAATTGGTTGCACATTTCAAAACTGATGCTGGTGGTTTCTATCTCTACCCCATTTCATCCGATGATTGTGGTCAAGAATATGAATACCACATTTACTCTGACCGTATCACCGTTTTTGGTTGGGCACGTGAGCACCTATTCACCGGTCCATGGTCCGCTTTTACTGAATTTTGTACTGAAAAGGAGAATGCATAATGCCATATGTTACCGTAAATGCTGATGTTAACGTTGATGTTGACCTCTGTGATTTTAGAACCTCGGACTTGGTCGAAGAATTGGAAAGCCGTGGTGAAACTGTTACCTCAGGTCCAGTCTCTGATGAAGTCCGCACGATTATAGAGAATCTATATCAAAAGCGTAGGATTGGTAAAGATTATCAAGCTGAACTTGATGAATTGATTCACTTGTCACTTGGTAGAGTTATTTAAAGGAGTATATTATGGATGATTTTGATTTTGAAGATGGTCCGATTGTCATTTCATATGATAATGTGATGAGGGCGAAGGACTTTCTACCCATTACCCGTACACTGGCAATGGACCTCTCCGAGTCTGGTTATATTCGACCAGGTGATTTTCTAAAGGCACTCACGGATTCAGATGTAGATGCACTTCTAAAAATTGCCGATAATGAGGAAAACCCACGCCTTTCGGAAATTCTATTGATTTCGGAGATGCTAGCCACTGGTGAAGGCCTCGAACAATCACAAGACTCCGATGGGATTACACTCCGTATGAATTCATTCTGTGGTTTTCTTGCTATTGAAGGACTCTCACGGAAAGGGCTAGTGAAGGTTTACCATGAGAATATCTCATTCGGTGAAGAATATGGAAATAAAATTATTGTGGAAAAACTATGACTGTACCTGTAGAACGTACTAATGCGGTGATTAGGACTCAAAAGTTCCTATTGGACCTATTGGATCCAAAGAAAACACCACGTGTGCCACGATTAATTCGGCAAGATGCTAGGAATCTCCTACGCCATTACCCAACCGAATTTGATATGAATATGATTGCCGACCGTGAGGATGGTGTTGGTAACAAGATGTGTATTCACAAGATTTTTGGTAAGGATTATAAATGAGATTTTTTCTTGATACTGAATTTAATGGCTTTGGTGGTAAACTAATGTCGATGGCTTTGGTGCCAGAGAATGATTCTAAACCCGAATTCTATGTGGAACTGGAGATGAATGACCAGCTGGACCCATGGGTGCGTGAGAATGTGGTGCCTCACCTTTTTCAGCTTCCGGTTACTCGGCAACAATTTCAACTCTCATTCTCAAGGTATCTCCTGAATATCGAATATGATGAAATCATAATCGTTGCAGATTGGCCAGATGATATTCGATATTTCTGTGAAACGATGATTACAGGTCCCGGTGAGAGAATTGTAATGCCAACGAATATTAAGTTTGAACTCAACTTTAGTATTGAGTATGAATCTATGGTGCCACATAATGCACTCCATGATGCAAGAGCGATTCGTGATTTTTATATGAAAAGAGAATATAAATGAGCCTTGATGTTGAGTTGATGGTGGTGCAACCGGTGTCGATTTATTACAATAATATCACACACAATCTAGGTAAAATGGCCGGAGAGGTTAAACTCTCGAATGGCCTAACTCTCTATGATGTGATGTGGCGACCTGATGAGCACTCCTTGAAGTTGGCGAAAGATATTTCTGAACTTCTGGATGAAGGATGGAATATTCTGCTATCTGACCCGGAACATTTTAGGACCTTCAATCCGGAGAATGGTTGGGGTTCGTATGAAGGACTGGAAGAATTTGTGTATAGGTATCGTAATGCATGTTTCGATAATCCTGACGCTGAATTGAAGGTATCAAGATGAACGCAACTAATCCTATTGAAACACTCGCTGGTGCTATGGCACATGCCGCATATGAAGCATTTCCCGAATACAAGTATCAGGACCGTAATTGGGCCAAGCATGATGCGTGGCGGTCTACACTAACCCGTGAAGAAATGAAAACGGCGGTAGCACCGGCTGATTGTTTTGTTGAAAAGACTCGAAAGCATACATTCTATGACTTGACTGTGTATAGTATGTTTGTCCAGTCCTGGGGTAGCACAGCATTGGGGTTTGGTGGCATTGGCGGTCAAGCCATTACATCTGCATATGTTTGTGTTATTGAATCGAATCTTTTGAGGCAGTTTGCAGTATACTTTGGTGGTCGTTTAGCATATGTAATTGAACGGCCAAACACAAAGTTTTTTGAAGATATAGCAAATCAAAAAATGGTTGATGCCAAATATGCAATGGTCTACTTCTGACTTGGACCATCCACATATGAACGAACAATTTAAAGAATTATCAGATAGAATCACCGATTACCTATTCTCGGGTGGTCTATTTAATCCCGAACTTGCTAATCATTTTGCTGTGCGTGATTTATTGATTGAAATTAGGAAAACATTAAACGATGCCTAAACTATACATGCTGGTCGGTGTACCAGGTTCTGGAAAGTCCACTTGGGTGAGAAACCAAGAGTTTTGGATGAAAGATTGTGCGTACATTTCCACCGACAAGTATGTGGAAGAATGGGCTGAAACTGTCGGTAAAACCTATACCGAAGTGTTTGAAGAATATATGCCAGTAGCCGTTACAAGGATGGCAGGTGCCGTGAATGCCGCACGTGATGTGGGAAAGGACATTATCTGGGACCAAACCTCTACCACTATTGCCACAAGGGCGAAGAAATTCCGAATGCTCCCGGAATATTATGCGATTGCTGTGGTTTTTCGGATCCCAGAGCCGGAAGAACTTCAGAAAAGGCTTGCCAGCCGACCTGGAAAAGTGATACCATCGGAGGTACTACAATCTATGATTGATAGGTGGGAAGAACCCACATTGGAAGAAGGCTTTAATGAAATTTGGAGAACATAATGACAGAAAAACTTGAAATTGATTGTGAAACGGCTGACCGTATTACTTTGTTGGCACTCAAAGACCACAGAAAATACCTTAAAAAGGAATTGAAACGCCACAGGAAGGGTGAATGGTTGCATCCAGAGGATGTTGTGTACAATACACAATTACTTGAAGCACTGGATGTTATTATTGATTATTATGGTGGTTAAATGAAAGAGCCAATTATAAAATCGGATATCAATCATTATCTACAATCCATGATAGGTCGTTCCGAATTGGTCGATGGATGGTGGGATTCACCAAACAAGGCATTTGATGGTAAAACACCTGATGAGGTGTACCAAACTGGTGCGGAAGGACGGCTGAGTGTTTACCAATACGTCCTTGGCTGTTCCGATGAGCATTGGTGAAATGTTGTAAAAAAACAACAAAAGGCAATCTTTATGGTTGCCTTTTTTTTGGTTTCTGGTATAATAGAGTCTTATTCAATGTGAAAGGCATGTAATGCGTACAAAACAACTGATTTGGGGTCTGAATAACACTCAGAAGTTCCGTGCTATCGTGAATGGTGTTGGTTTCATTATGAAGGTGAAAGACCTTGAAGATAAATTTGTTTTCACTACACAAAGGGTTGCTGTCTGGAATGCATTGGCAACCTGTGCAAGAGAAAACGCTAGTGGTTTTGGTACCACATACACCTACTATGATGAAAAGATGGTGGCCACTAAGGTGGATATACAGGTTAACCTTCTCTGAAGGATGGACATACCTACTTATGCAACAAACAAGAATGGAAAGAGGTGAATATGGATATAAACTGGTACATGATTGTTGTTTCTATGCAACATATCTACCAAAAAATGGTTGCCATGTGGCAGAAACTGTGATATAATAGAAACACCTTGTTATGGAGAACTTTATGAATCGTAATGCAAAAGCATTCGTCCAAGCCGCTACTGAGATTTTCGGTGAGAATGCAATTTTGAGTCGTGACCAAATTCAACACGTTGTTGATGAACGGTCTGTTCCTTATCCCTTCTGGTTTGTCACTCGCCAAGAGTTTCGTTCCGGTCGTGGTCAATACCTTCTTCCTGATGCACCAAACGCTGTGCGTCATGCCGTAACTGCAATGGTTACGGAAGAACCTGCCGTTGTCGAATTGACACAAACTGCCACTGTTCATGTTCTCCGTCAAAAGAAACTGGAAGATCATGCAGACACTTCTATTCCCGAAAAATACCAAGGCTATGTTCCCTTTGGTTTCTACAAAGACCTGACCTCGATTGTGCTATCACAGGAATTCTTCCCTGTGTTCATTACTGGTATGTCTGGTAACGGCAAGACACTCATGGTTGAACAAGTGTGTGCGACACTCAAACGTGAATGTATTCGTGTGAATATCTCCGTTGAGACTGATGAATCTGACCTGATTGGTGGTCCTACACTGGTCGATGGTAACGTAGTGTACCGTGATGGTCCTGTGATGACTGCCATGAAACGTGGTGCCATTCTGTTGATTGACGAAGTTGACCGTGGTTCTAACAAACTCATGTGCCTCCAAGGTATTCTCGAAGGCAAGCCATACTTCAACAAAAAGTCTGGTGAATACATCTATCCAAAACGTGGCTTCAACGTTGTTGCAACTGCTAACACCAAAGGCCGTGGCTCTGAAGAGGGTCGTTACCTGTCACAGATTCTTGATGATGCGTTCCTTGAGCGTTTCAACATCACCGTTGAACAGGAATATCCTGAAGCCAAGGTTGAACTCAAGATTCTCAAACCATTGTTGAATGATGATGAGTTTGCCGAGAACCTTGTGAAATGGGCTGACGTTATTCGTAAAACATTCGCCGAAGGTGGTGTTGATGAGATTGTCTCCACTCGCCGTTTGGTACACATTGCAAAGACTTATTCAATCTTCAAAGACCGTTCGAAGGCAATTCAACTCTGTGTGAATCGTTTTGACCAAGAAACCAAGGATTCTTTCCTTGATCTGTATTCAAAAGTTGATGTTAAAGTGGCGGAGGCAAACACTGCACCCGTAATGCCAACCTCACCTGATGATGAAGTACCATTCTAAACTGTGGTATTTTTTCAACAGAGTGGTTGCCACCAGACTGCCACTCTGTTACAATTGAATCTGGTAAACTTTTTCTCAAAGGATATATTATGCGTACTACCACTAAAATCAACCGTCACGAAAAAATTGCTTGTGTTATGCTCTCTGGCAAGCCTGTCTCTCCCGCAGAGATTGAGGCTTGCTTCAAGGGCAGTGACCAAGAAGGTGTTCTCTATCGCCTCTCCACAAACATCTACAACATCCGCAAAGATGGTGGAATTGTCCGTGTTTACAAAGATGGTCGAAAAGTGACTGCATATCAGTTGGTAAACTTTGACGAATTCTCTCCTGAAGGTCGTTATATCGGTAAAACTAAAACCGCACAAGTTGCCGTACAAGTAACCGAACAAGTTGCTGAGACTGTATAATGGCAATCAATACTCCTAACTGGGGTATTGACCCGTATTCCGATTTCAACTTCACATATAAAGATGTTGCAATCGGCGGTAAGTTGGTGCAAGGTACAATTTGTGTGCCTGAACATAAGATAGTTTCTTATGGATCGGAACATGAATTCAAACAATTTTTGAAAACATCAATGGCACATCAAATGGCTGAATATATGATCTCAAATGGTCTTGTTGAATTCACACAAATGCGAGATAACATAACTTATGATACTCTTGTAAAGGCTCGTTGTTACCTTGCACCAAGTGACCAAGTTAAAATATTGAGGATGCATTATGCCGGAACTTAAAGACATTCAAATTGACCACATGAATCATATCAAAAAGGTTTTGTTTGCAAAATTAAATTTATTGTTTTCTGGACTTCCAAGTGAATTGAGTGGCTTTCTACGTGACAAAGCAATTCTCACGGGTGGTGCAATTTCTTCACTCATGCATGATGAACCACCTAAAGACTATGATTTGTATCTACAGGACAAAAATGACATAATGTTCTTCAAACAATATGTCAATGACATGAATAAAGATTTTATTCAGGACGCCGATGAAAAATATGTTGAAGTACAGGTCGAAGGTAAATTGGTGACTGCAAATGCCACCACATTTAAAAATGGCCTTCAAGTGATTACACTTGCTACTGCTGATTCACGAAGCACATTTGATTTTGTGCATTGTATGCCGTGGTATAAAATTTCAAACCATATACTTTACATTTCAAAGGTGCAATATAATGCAATTCTAAACAAACAGTTGATTAAGAATCCACATAAAAATGCATTTGCACTTTCAACCAAACGTATTGAAAAATACACTGCCAAAGGATGGAGTTTCCCTAAATGATTCGTATTATTTTTGCATTCATTGTGGTCTTTTTGATTTTCTTTTTTGGACTCAAATTGTTCACACAACTAAGTGGTAAAGAAAAGTGGGTTCTAACGAAATTGTTTGCCTACAGTTTGATTTGTGCTATAATCACCACTGTGTTTCTTGTTTCTATTGTTGTTCTCTTTTAAAGGATTATTATGTCTCGCTTGCTGAAAATTTCTGTTATCGCCGCCGCTGTTGCTATGACTGCCGCATGTACTCGTATTGAAACGGGTGAGGTTGGTGTTCGTGTCGGGTTTGACAAACAGGTTCAACCTGGTGAATTGCTTCCCGGTTCTTTCAACCAAACTTTGATTGGTCATGTACTTACATTCCCCGTTAAGGATGTGAACGTGGTCTTGGAGAATATGACTCCAGTGGCTAAAGACAACTCTACCATGAAAGACTTTGATGCTGTAGTTGTTTACAACATCAATCCACAAACTGTTGCTGAATTGTACTCCACTAAGAATAAAAGTTTCCACGCTGAATTCAAGGGTGATACATATGTGATGTATAATTATGTTGTGCAAAATGCTCGTAATGCTATCTACAAAGCCGCTCGAAAGTATGAAGCATTGGACATGGCAGATGCCCGATCCGACATGGAGAACTTTATCAAGGACGAAATCGTTCGCAACTTGGCAGAAGAAAAGTTGGATGGTCCCATCACTATCAGCCAAGTTATGATTCGTAACGTTGTACCTGCTGATTCTGTTGTTGCATCGGCTAACGATTTGGTTCGTTCAAAGAATGAATTCAAACAAAAGACTGTTGAAGTTGAAACTGCAAAGAAAGAAGCTGAACGTATTGCCGCTTTGAATTCAAATGCTGGTGCTATTCAATACATGGATGCTCAAACTCGTATGACCCTTGCTGAAGCCGCTAAGATTCAAGCACAAGGTATCGCCGCCTTTAAGGGTAACACATTGGTGATTGGTGCTGGCGCTAACGTGAACGTAGGTAAATAATGAAACTCAAATGCGGACCAAAAGACTATTCAGGTAAAATGCAATGGCACGATTGGTTCGCATGGTTTCCAGTTACTGTGGCAAACAATGACTGCCGATGGCTAGAAGTTGTTGACAGGCGTGGTAACATAGAGTACACTATGGATGGTCGCCCTTATTGGAACTTTGAATACAGAGCAAAAGGAATTTAAAATGGAATTTTTTCACTTCTATCTTGATGCATGGAAATTTTGTACAGACAATCACATTGATACAAACAATATTAAGCGCCAAGATTGGGCGACATGGGTGGTAGAAGTAGATGCGCCGGAGGAGATTTAAAATCAACAAAAGCAGGTCTGCCGTATCCAAAAGAATTGATAGATGGCTTGCTGAAATTGGAAGAGGTGAATCACGGAGTGGTTCCAGGAAAACTAGAAAACAATATGTTATATGGGCTGGCATCAACAATATGTCTAAATTTAGAGCAAAAAGAATTGGTCACAAAACACCACCAAAAAGATTACTGTGGTGGAAAAATGAAGGTATACAAATGAATGATAATAACGGTGAAATTTTCTTAGGTGCAAATGATATTGCGGATCTGCTCATAAGCAAAATTTTAAAAGAGCGTTCTGAACGCCAACTTGAAACCTTTCAAACTAGGTTGAGCATGTATGCGACCAAAAAAGAATGGTTGGATTACATCGACACAATTCAGGATCTCCGCCGTTTTCAATATGAAAATGGAACCGGATATTTCTTTAATGATGATTCTTTGTCTTATTTGTTTTTCAACATTCACTCTACACACGTGTCTGTTGAACTTGTGGGTGATGATGAATTTGTTGAGAAGTATGAAAAACAATTCGAAAATGATTTTGAGTTTGTAACGAACCAAATCGAATGGATCTATGCCGCTGATGGTTCTTCTATTGAGATTCCACTCCGCCATGACCGTATGCCAGTTGAGGAGATGTATCCGTTTCTTGAAGATCAAACACTCGCTGAATTCTATGACAACTTCATGCATTCATCTGCATCTATTCTGTTGTTGATTGGACCACCAGGTACTGGTAAGACTACATTCATCCGTGGTCTACTACAACACTCTGAAGCATCCGCCATTGTGTCTTATGATTCAAACGTGTTGGAAAAAGATTATGTGTTCGCCAACTTCATTGAAGGTGAAAAGAATGTTCTCGTTCTCGAAGATGCTGATATGTTCTTGAAAGCACGTGCTGAAGGTAACACAATGATGCACAAGTTTCTAAACGTTGGTGATGGTCTTGTGACTACACGAAACAAGAAACTCATTTTCTCAACAAACCTCCCATCTGTTCGTGATATCGATCCTGCACTGATTCGTCCAGGTCGTTGCTATGACATTATACACTTTGAAGAACTGACACAATCACAAGCTGAAAAGCTGGCAACAAAAGTTGGAACTAAATTGAATCGTGAACGTATATCATGGTCCATTGCCGATGTGTTTTTTGAACAAAACACAAACATGAAAAAGCCTGTAGAAAGAAAAATGGGGTTTATATGAGATATGAAATTTCTGATCAGTATCAACAATATCAATATTTTCTCGATGTTGAAGATATTCGTGAACTAAAACATGTAACACTTTCGATTAAATATCAAGGTGCTAAGTTTCCTGATGCCATCCAGTCTAAGGTTGAGTTTTTCCTGAACCCTGGTGAATGGAATCGACTGGTCGACACTCTGGCTAGCATTAAGTGACCTAGGCGCTCCAGGACGTTCCTGGTGCGTCTTTTTCTGTTGTTTTTTTGCAACAAACGTGAAATAACACTTGCCATTCTACTTGGTTTATGTTATAATATATTATGAACGCAAATTATTTTCGTATGTTAATCTCAGATGAGATTCGTGAAACTATCATGTGGGCTGGTCTCGCTGAAAATTTCCGTGATATCCGAACCAAAGAAGTTGATTCAAAAGGTAAAACCTTTTATCGCCTGAAAATGATTGAAGGTGAGATTTTGGTGTATTCACCGAAGGTCATCTATATCAATGGCCACAAAACCCATTCGGTACATGAGGCTAAACGGCACCTTCAGTACAACTACATTGAAAAACTTTAGACATGGCATTCTATGAAATACATGTTGCACTGCAACAAAAACTCCTATATAATCTAAGTAGTAACGCTAATGTAGATTACTATTTTTATTAACCCTCGCTAAATTTAGGAGAAAAAAATGTTCGCAACAGACACATTCATCGATACCGTCCAAGGTTCCAAAAAGTATTTCGTATCCGCTTTCATCACTGATGAAAAGATTCGCAAGCCATTAAATGCATTTGTTGATGCACAAACTGCATTCACAAAACAAATCTTCAAATCATTCACTGAAGTTTCGAAACACATAACAGACGAAGCTACAAATGCTGTTCAAAAAGCGGCTAAAGCTGTCTAAATAATTGGAGACAAACATGTCTTTAATTAAACAAACATTGGAAATGATTTGCGATTTTCTAACTGAATTTCGTAAGAATCCAAAGAATACAGGAATGTACTAAAATGCAAGAAAAAATTGAACAAGAATTTGATAAGATGATTGCTGAAATGCAAGCATTGGAAAAAAGAATTCAAGAATTGAATGTCAGTGGTATTCGTGTGAACGAAGAATTATCCGCAACAGTTGAAATTTTAAAGAATCAGATTGATGCCGTGACACCTAAATAAATCATCTGAAACAATTCTGGTTTTATTATGGACAATTTTGAGTTATTCCTGGAACAGGTAAAGATATATCAAGAAATCGAAGAACGCCGAAAAAAGAGGCTTTATGCCTTGACATTCGGCGTTTTTTGTTTTATAATGTCAGTTGGGTTTTATTTTTTTTATTGAGGGGTTATTATGTCTACATTCGTTGAAGTTAATTCGATTGCACCTAAAAACTGCAAACTCATTGTCAATCTTGACAATATCATTGAGATTGCTCCACTTGTTGCTGGTGGTTGTGTTCTTTATTTCTCCGCAATTGAAGCTGGCGGTCCACGTACCATGACGGTATCTGATGACTATAAAGCATTCATGCAATTTGCAATGCAAACAGTTTCTGCTGATGATATTGCGAAACGTTTTCCCAAAGCAAAGCCTAATATGTCAAACATCAAAGCACAAGAGGAAGGCAAGGGTGTTGAGTTTGATATTCCAAAATTATAAAATAAATGAATAATTTATTCTTAAGTATCTTTGGATGGATCAAAGATGATTATCGTACTCATCCTATTCGGTTTGCTATTGAGTTGTTTGCTTGGGCTATTTCTATTGGCTGTTCGATCACCATGGCTCTTACTGTGCCTAACCCACCACTTTTGGCGTTATACCCTATCTGGATTATTGGTTGTTCTCTGTATGCTTGGGCTGCTTTTACTAGGAAATCTTTTGGGATGCTTGCTAACTACATGTTACTTGTAACAATTGATTCAGTTGGTTTGATAAGAATGATTATGTGAGTTATATTGTAGATGAAGTACAAACTTAATCAATATCTGAAATATTGGTGGAGCCTATGGGCTAAAGCCATAGGTGAAAAAGCACACACAAATGATAGGGTTGCAGATAAGGTTGCCATCATACGCACTCTTATTGTATTATTGTATATCATCACAAACTTTTTTATTATTGCTGGAGTAATCAGACATTGGTGAAAACATGAACAAACGAATTAAAGTCCTCTCAAATAACGTTTTCCGGTATTTTGGTTTAAATTATAGGTTCTAAAGAAATCCTTCCTATTTAAACCACTTTGCACGAAAAGATTTCTAAAATGCTGGATTCTATCATGCATTTCTTGTGTTCTTTGCTCTTGAAATTTGCGTTGAGATAAAATCATTTTTTCTATGTGCTCTTTGGTTTTTTTCTTACCTATCAATGCCAATGAAATTTTCTGAGCATGTTCTTCGGATTTTGGTTTTTTATAATTCTCTTTGTTTTTCTTAGGTACTCTTAATTTTTCTTTTACATGTTCAGGCCTAGGTACACCTTTCATTGCATTGGACCTAGCCATACGCATTTTTAAATACATATTAGAATTCATTTTTCTTTTGTGGTTTTTACTGCTTAGTGACATAGCCGCAAAGGCATGTAATATTTTTTTGTTTTCTGGATAAATTTTACATAATAAAAGGTGTGCTATGTAGTGTGCCTTTGCTGGCAACAAAACCAAATTTTCAAGTTCATCGGTACCACCCATACATTTTGGAATAATATGATGTTTCTCACAATATCCAGATTCCATATTATTTTTGTAATGTGTGACTAATTTTTCGTATCTGTTTTGGTAAATTTTTTGCATAAATGGTTGCCAAAGGCTTTTCGTTGTGTTATAATTATTTATCCAAAAGTATCTTTATGGAGATAAAAAATTGAATGTATTTTTTTTAGATTACGATCCAAAAACTTGTGCTCAAATGCACAATAATAAGCATACAATAAAAATGATTATTGAATATTGCCAACTCATGTCAACGGCACACCGTGTGATTGACGGTGAAGAATACATCGATGCATCATCTGGTCGTAAAATCAAACGCTGGCGCCTTGATGATGAACGTGAGCAACAGTTGATGAAGGCATCACACATCAATCATCCTTCCGCTATCTGGTGCCGTATGAACCTGTCCAACTATCACTGGCTCTACCGCATGTGGCTACACTTGCTAGAAGAATACACGTTTCGTTACGGTAAAATTCATGCATGTGCAAGGCTTAAAGATGCTCTCCGTTTTCCTCCAACCAAAATTAAAATCGGTGACTTCACTGAACCGACACCTGCAATGCCACCAGAAGTAAAAGTTTTGGCTGAAAATGCACAACCTGGTCGCAAATACGATTCACTCAAATCCTATCACAACTACTACAACGTGTCTAAACGTGCCTTTGCCACATGGAAAGGTAAAGTTAATTCACGTCCAACACCAAACTGGTACAATGTATGAATGAAGAAACAAAATGTTCAAGAGAATTGAATTGGTGGGAACATTACCCACTCCACAAAGTATGGTGCAATGATGCATGTCCATTAGTACCACGTTATGAGTATCGAAAAGGTGACGAATGGAATGCTGACAACTATAGTCTGCATTGGTTGATTTTTCATTTCTGGACATTAGAACATTTTTGTTTTGGTGTAGATGCTGAGATTGAACCTGGAGGTGTATATGTTGGTCTCATTCTTCCGTATCTAAGAATTATGATTGGTGTTCGTCATACATATTACAACTGGCAATACAAACTGTCTAGAATACTTCGCCGTAAACCAGCGGCTAAAAATCATAATGGAGAATACAATTGAGTAATTTACACAAACACGCAATGGTCGAATTTCGTGCCGCTGGTTGGGTCGATGGTGGTGGTGAATATTGTGATGAAATGCAGGAAGCAATCTGTAAGCATGTACTGAAGTTGCTTGATGTATTTGCCGATGAAGGACATTCTGGTTCAACCGCACCATATACAATCAATATGTTTTCCAGGTTGGCTAAGTTTGAACCAATTGCACCACTCACTGGTGAAGATTGGGAATGGCACGACACAGGTCATTGTTACCAAAACATTCGTGCATCACATGTGTTTAAAGACTATAATGGTGAATGCTATGATATTGATGGTATCGTATTTTGGGAATGGGCACAATCATACGATGATGAAGGTAAACCAAGCGGCATTCATAAGTCACATTACACCTGCCGTGATTCACGTGTGCCTGTAACATTTCCTTATGTTGTACCGGAAAAACCACAATATGTTTGGCGACACTCTGATGCTGAACCCCAAACTCCAGCACAAACTGAAGAAGGATTTATTGAATGAAGCGTAATACACAAACGGTGATGGCCGTGCTACAGGAAGAATGTGCAGAAGTGATTCAAGCTGTATCTAAAATCAATCGTTTTGGTATGCACGGTGAATGGCAAGGCGTCACAAATAGGCAGTCACTTGTTACCGAAATCGGTGATGTTTTAGCCATTATCAAAGTATTGATGGAAGAAACCGATATAAATATCACTGAGAACGATTTAAATGTCGCCATTCAGGCCAAACTTAAGAAACTTGAAATATTTTTACCATATGATACTTGATAATTTTTTCCCATCTACGATTGGTCGAGAAGACCATCCAGAATGGGTTGATGTTCTTTTACCTAAAGTGAAGAACTATTTCGAAACACAACCATCGAATCAAGATTTTTATGCGAACGGTAAAACCACGCATAACATGAACTTAGATTTGCCTACACATCCGGACTATGCCGAATTCTGTCAATTCATTATGGGCAAGGGTCGCAACTTTCTGGAACTACAAGGTTACGATCCAGGTCCAATCAAATTTAATCCATACTTCTTTTTGAATCATTTCAAAGAAGGTTCGGCACATCCAAAACATGTACACTCACAATGTACTATCTCAGGTATTTTCTACCTGCAAACACCACCAGGCTCCGCTGACATTAGGTTTTCACCTAATCAACCATTCAGAGATTTCTTTGATTACATGTTTCATGTAAAAGATCCAACCAACTGGTACGCATACAAACACTTTGATTACAAACCATATCCAGGTCTCTTGATGATGTGGCCTGCATGGCTTTACCATGAAGTGATGCCAAATCAATCCACCGATCCACGTATTTCAATTGTATTTAATTTATAATGCCTACCTACACATTCAAAAACTCAAACACAGGTGAAGTTGAGGAACATATTCTTAAACTATCCGAATACGATAAATTCAAAGAAGATAACACACATCTGGAGCGTTACTTTGCTTCGGAAGATTTGCCTAGGTTCTCCGATGCGGCTCGTATGAGCGTTCCAGGAACCAAGTCTTACGATTCTGCATTCGAGAAAGGGGTTATTCAACGTATTAAAGAGTCTGTCCCAGGAAACACGTTAGCAAAATCACACAAAACGAAAATGGGCAGGGAATGGTAATCAACTAACAACAAGGGGTATTAATGGCCAGTAGAAAATCTCCGGTACAAAAAAGAAATGATGTTATTAGTATGGATGAATATACACATACACATCAACCGGCAATAAACAATACACTAAAAATCAAATTAGATCATCTAAAAACGTTTGAGCCATTAACAGAAAATCAAAGGTTATTCTTTGATGCATACAAAAGAGGAGACTATTTCTTAGCACTCCATGGTGTAGCAGGCACCGGAAAAACATTCTGTGCATTGTATAAGGCACTAGAAGAAGTTCTCGATAAAAATAATCCATTTAAGAAAGTTATCATTGTTCGTTCTGCCGTACAAGGTCGGGAAATCGGTCACTTGCCAGGTGATGTAACGGAGAAAATGGAGATTTATCAACAACCATATGTTCAAATTTGTGATACACTTTTTGGTAGAAAAGATGGTTATCAAAGGTTGGCTGAACAAGGTTTTGTAGAATTCATCTCAACCTCATTCATTCGGGGTATGTCATTTGATGATGCAATTATTATTGTGGATGAAATGCAGAACATGACATTCGAGGAAATTGATACTGTAATGACACGTGTTGGTTACCGTTCAAAGATTATCTGGTGTGGTGATTACCGCCAAACAGACTTAAACAAGAAGAAGAATGATGTATCTGGTATTCTCAAATTCTTTGATGTTGCATATCACATGAAAGCCTTTACAAAGATTGAATTTACTGTTGATGATATTGTCCGTAGTTCACTCGTTAAGGACTATATTATTGCCAAACTTAAATATGAGGATGCAGAATGAGTACAGAATATGATAAAATCAAACACAGCAAACGCATTCATGCTGATGAAACGGCAATAAAAAAACAGGTGAAGATTGCAAAGTCTCATGGTATTGAAGTGAAAGAGCCACACAAGCTGGCGAAACACCATGCATTAGACTGTGGTCGACCTGGTTGTATCATGTGTGGAAATCCACGCAAAATTTGGAAAGAGGAAACGATACAAGAGAAACGTTTCAAACAACATGAGGTTGAATTAGAATAATATGTTTACACATTGCTCACCAATGGTCCTTCCTGACCTAAAATCGGAAACACACTCTGACGGCAAACGCTACTACACTTCACCAAGCGGAAAACGTTTACCATCGGTCACGACCGTTGTTGGTGCAATGAAAAAGCAAGCCATCATGGAATGGCGGAATCGTGTTGGTGAAGTAGAAGCCAACCGAATTTCAAAACTTGCCACCGGTCGTGGAAATCGTGTGCATGATCTTGCAGAACGGTATCTAAAGAATGAAAAGATTGATTGGGTTCGTGAAATGCCTGATGCTGTGGAGATGTTTCGCACACTGATTCCACACATACAAAAAATCAATAATATACATTACATAGAACAAGCACTCTGGTCTGAACGCATCGGTCTGGCTGGTCGTGTTGACCTGATTGCTGAATGGGATGGTGTTCTATCGGTTATTGACTTTAAAACATCGAAAAAGATTAAGAAATCGGAAGACATTCAAGATTATTTTGCACAATGTACTGCATATTCTGGAATGTATGAGGAACATGTTGGTGTCTCCATTGACCAGATTGTGATTGTTATGGCTGTGGAAAATGAAAGTCCACTCATTTTTATTGAGAAAACTGATGACCACATCGGAACATTAGTGGAACATATTGATTTTTACCATAAAAACTCTTGACAACTAAATAAAGAACCTTTATAATAGAGGTTATGGTTGTATGAAGCAACTAGAAACGGATTCAAGACGCGGGGGCAGTGCCCGCCAGGTCCACCACAAGGATTTTATGTGGATGATACAGATAAACTAAAAGAGTTACAAGAAAACTTGGCCAAGGATCTAGTTCAACTAGAACAGAATAAATCAGTAACTGAAAATCAGTTAGATGATATAACCGAAGTATACTCTAAAGTTTATGATATCGTTTCCAAAATAAAATCTTTATGATGGGCCTGACACAGGATCGATTGGGTCAAGAGTACAGAAGTGGACAACTAGGCAAAGCAGAAGCCTTTAGGATTGGGGAAACTCGGTCGAAGACGCAAACAAAGTAAATGCAAACGATGAAAAGTTCCGCATTGCGGCCTAATTAAGGGTCGCTAGGGTTTTTGGTAGTTTATCCTCGTAACAGAATTAAATTACCTTTTCGGTTGGTTTCCTTGTAACAGAATAACCAACCATCTTTTTCAACTACAAAGGAAGATATGCGAAGTAGACCAATACTTCTGACAATCCTCTTTTCGGCTTTTATCATTGGTTGTGGCATGGTCAATTTTAACATTGATTCGATGCTACCTTTCAAGACCAATTATCATTTACTTTCAAAAGATGTACAAAAGCAGGTCACGTGCCTTGCTGAGAATATCTATTTTGAAGCCGCACATGAGCCGACAAAAGGAAAACAGGCAGTCGCATTCGTAACACTTAATCGTGTGAGAAGTGGAAACTATGCCAATTCGATTTGTGATGTTGTTTATCAAAAAACTGGAGGGACGTGCCAATTTTCATGGTACTGTGATAAGAAGTTTACCGATAGACGCTTGACAATCAAAGACACAATGTTGTATAATGACATACGTGAACTGGCAGTCAACATGATTGTCAACAACGATAAACTAAAGGACGTAACCGATGGAGCAACCTATTACCACGCAGACTACGTTAACCCAGGTTGGAAGCTGGAAAAGGTTGACCAAATCGGTCGCCACATTTTTTACAAACGAAAAGGTGATAAAATTGACAGAAACAAAGAATTCTTCTAATACAGTAATGACTACATCGATTGTGTGTGTTATGATTCTCGCACTCTCTAGTATCATTTCAGTATCATTGAATCACATTAATGACCGAAACAATATGGCTAAAAACATTGAAGCCGCTATTGCAAAGGGTGTCGATCCACTCGCAGTTAAGTGTGCATATGAAACCAATCCTACTGCCACTTGTATTTCTTATGCCTTGAATGTGAAAAAATAATGGCTACGAAAGAGGAGCAACGGAATTTCTCGGCCATCATCGAAGAAATCGTAAAGATTAAGAGAATTGGCTATATGGATGCGGTACTACTTCATTGCCAGGAGACCGGATTTGAAGTGGAGATTGCGGCAACACTCCTTACTACACCGCTGAAATCTAAAATTTCTGATGAAGCACAAGCCGCAAATATGATTAAGAAAGTGAATAAGTTGCCATTTTAAATTCAAGTGGGTATAATCTTAGTTGTTTTGTCATCCAAGAGGATGATTTGCCATAATATGCAGCGGCGGCCTTCATTGAGTTAAATTGTCCGGCGGGTGTTATTACACATTTTTCACTTGGATGTGGGTACATCCTTTGTAGTGCAATATCTCTCATTTTAATCTTGGTTTCCGTACTATGTTTAGTACCAATCCTAGGTGAAATTCTTTTCTTAGCTTTCTCTGACAACTTTTTTAATGTTTCTAAAGAATATATGCCTACTTTGTCTTTATTCCATGGTGCTTTTGTAAACCCAAAGGTGCCTTCACCACCTGAAGTTAAATTGTAACCCGTTTTGGAGAAAGTTTTATACTCGGATATAAATTTTGGTTCCATCACACGTAATGTATAATCTCTATCAAGTGATTGATAAATTACCGTAAAGATAAAATTATCTATTCCATATTTCCTAATAGCTCTATGTAACAGTATATTTGAACCATTATTTGCGGAATTCACATGCTCATACCACCTTCGTATTGGTTTGATTTTAGAAGTGAACCCGATATAAATTTTACCATTTAAGATATTGACAATTTTATAGATTGAATATATAATCATGCTGACATTCCCTTTCAATGTTAGAGTGGATGCGGAGGTTAGAGTCTGGCGATCCACACCTATTTATACGTTATAAACAACATGCATCAAGAAATTTCCGGATTTGAAGCCTATCAATTGTATACAGGTTTAAAATTGCATTTTACCACAAATTTTGATTTCATCAAATATGGTGGTAAAGTTAATAGTGCCACATTAAAATCTTTCGAAATTAACAAAGGAAAATTTGTATTCTATAAACTATCCCGAAAATACAAGCGTGATGAACTCTTTGGTTTCTTTGTCTCCAATATGCTAGTGAATCCGAAGATATGGGTGGGTGATCTCCTGTCTGAGGATGCCGAATCTGAGTACAAGGTGTGGCAAAAAACTCAACAGTCCCTTTCCTATGTGTTTGAACAGGACCTCCACAGACTATTTGATTCGGTAAACAATCCAGAAGAATTACTGAAAGTGGTTGACGGGCAGTACCCCTTGTTGTATAATCTTTATATGCAAGGAAACACCACTAAAGAGACTTTAATTATCTTAAATGAGTTGTTAAACTTTTTGCCGATGTGGGTGAAAAAAATTGAAGATGACATTATCTTTCCAGAATTCGTAAAGAGTTGTGAGAAGTATAAACCATTTCTAAATTTTGATAAGCCTAAAATGCTTGCTACACTCAAGAAAAACTTAAATCTGATCACAACATGATTGATACAATATACATTGATATGGATGGCGTCATTGCCGATTTCTCGAAGCGTTACAAGGAAAAGTTCCGTGTAACACCTGAAGAAACACGGAACAATAAAGAGTTCGGTGGTTACTTTAAAAAGTTCATTGATGATGGAGAATTTAGTACACTTGACCTCATGCCCGATGCAAAAGAACTGTTGCATTTTCTGCATGAGTTGGATGTACACAAAGAAATTCTTTCGTCAACTGCACGACCAGAAAATCACGGAATGATTGCACCACAAAAACAAATGTGGTTACTCAAACACAACATTCACTATAAGGCTAACTTTGTTCCAGGTAAATCCCTGAAATACAAGTATGCTACTCCGAATTCCATCATTATCGATGACACCGAGTCTGTTATCGATGATTGGAACAAAGCCGGCGGTATTGGTATTCTTCACACAGATGCCAAGTCTACCATCGCAATCCTCAAGATGTATCTTTGAAGGTGCATATATACTTCATACATTATGAAATATGTGGATAATTCGAAATACATTTAATACAACGTTTATACAAGGAAAATACTATGTCTTCATTCGCAAATCTCAAGCG